ACCCTGCCGATAAGCGGCCTGGATAGCCTCGGTCATCGCGGCGCGGCCGGCGGCGATACCATCCTCGCGGGCGCGGGTCAGCGCCTCGGAGAGGCCTTCGATTTGCGTCGTCTGCGCAGCCGGGGCTGCTGGCGCATTTTGCGTCACTGTTGCTGCTCCTGTTGGGGATACCGAGACGACGGTCCTTTTTGGCCGAAGCTCTCGCTGGAACGCCGTCAACGTCGCGTCGAATGATGCGACTTCATCCGCAAGCCCTTTGGCGACGGCATCCTCAGCACCAAACATGGCTGCTTCGGTCTTGCGGATTTGCTGGGATGTCATCGGCCGGCGCGCGGCGACGAGATCCACGAATTGCTCGTACTTGGCGTCCACTTCAGTCTGGACGTCTTCCTTCACAGAGGCCGGCAACGGCTGATACGGATTGCCATCGATCTTATGCTTGCCGGCATAAATGAACGTGATGGCGACGCCCTGCTTCTTCACCGCCTCGCTAACATCGGTGTGCGTATAGACGACACCAATTGAGCCGACCGCGCCGGAAGGCGTGACATTCAATCGAGATGCGCTGGAGGCAATGGCGTACGCGGCACTCGCGGCCATGCCATTCGCAATCGCCCATATGGGCTTTTCCTTGCCCATAGCTCGGATCGCTTCCGCCAGCTCGAAGCAGCCGACGGCCATCCCTCCTGGACTATCAATGTCCAGAAGTATGCCGTTCACCTCATTCGATCGAACAGCGCCAAGGATCTCGTTGTGAATGGCCGTATAGGCGGCCGGCTCTCCCGAAGATGGCGCGACGTTCATTCCACGATGCACGAGCCCGCCTGTGATCGGCAGGACGAACACGCCGTCAGCCATCGCGGCATACTTCGCCGTCCGTGGCGTTACCGGCGTCTCGGGCGGAGCCGCATCGAAACGAACACTAAGGCGATCCGCGAGAACCGAGATAACCGTGTCGGCGTAGGTTGGAAGCACGAGATGCGGCCGACCAATAAGTTGGCTGCGCAGCCACGGAAGATCCGCCATTAAGGCCCTCCAGAAAAGCAAAGGGCGCCACAAACGGGCGCCCCTGAGATCACGATCCGGTTCAGCATCAGCCCGGTCCGTCCTTTCGAGCCTTGCGGCCCTCTTGCGGATTGCCCGACTTCTGATTGCCGGCAGCCTTGCCACCGGGCGAGAGCGTTGGATCGATGCCGCCGGGATTGAGACCAAGGCGCTCGCGCGTCTTCGTCTCCCGAGACCGTTGCTCGAGGTTGGCCAGATAGTCGCCACCCTCCGCCGCCACCTCGTCACGCAGCGTCGTGAAGCCATACGAGAGAGCCAAGCCCTTACCCGTGTACTCCTTGACGGGATCGATGATCGGAGCGCCCCATGACACGAAGTCGCCGATGCACATGGCGTGACGCGCGCGGCGCCAGCCTTCATCAGTCGGCTTCTCCTTGCCCAGCATGGGGATGCGCTTCGTCTTGACCGCCTCCTCCATCCACGCCGCGACGAAGGGCATGCAGAGCTTTGCGACCAGCATTGCGCGAAGGCGATAATAGCGGCGCCAGATCAACTCCATCGACAGTCGCCCACTCGCATACGTGAGCCCAGAGAAGTCGCGGCTCAATTCCTCGTACGAAACATTGAGGCCCGCCGCGAGCTGCCGCAGGAATGTGCGCTCGAACATTTCGAGCTGACCGCCCTGCAATTGGCCATTGACGATTTTCAATTTCTCGTTCGGCAGCAGATGCAGGACGCGCGACCCATTGTATCGCATCCCGAGATCGTGATGGTACGGCGCGATTGCCCGCAGATGGGCGATCGCTGCGGCCGTCAGCCCGTTCTCGTGTTCGAAGCCCGTCGCACCCGCCACTTTCATGGCCTGCTCGTAGGGCAACTCCGTCTCGATCACAGCCGCATAAGACGCTGACTGGATTTGCCGACTGAGCTCCGCTTCCGAGTAGGTCGACAGCATCTTCGACCGCTTTATTGACGTCAGCATCGCGACCGATGCGCCGCGCGTCATTTGCGGCCGCATCTCATCGAAGACGTGCAACACCTGTGCGCGCCCATCGACATAGCGTTCGATCCGCCGCGTCTTGTCTTGCTGGCCCGGCCCCGTCCACCGGACGTCAGTCGGGTGCGCATCCATGATGTGATAGGCAATGGGCTCGCCGTACTCATCCCGCTCAACACCGAACCGGATCTCATTGCCATTGCTAAGACGCCGCTGTTGGTCCTGCCGGCGGTCCAATCGCTCCGGCTCGATGAGCTGGAGGCATGTGAGGTAGCCGTACGCGCCCTCTTTTGCGCGCACGATACCCAACGCCTCACCGTCGACATGCAAGCCCAACTCGACCTGATGCATCAGGAATGTCCACGTCGACTTGCGCGTGGCGTCCGCATCGAAGGTCGGCCCGTCGGCGTACATGCTCCAATCGGCCTCGGCGATCTGCTGCCACTCCTCGGCCTCCTCGATCGATGCGCCAAGAAGCTTGTAAGCCGGCGTCAATGCCAGACTGAATTGCCGGCCGACTACGGCATCCCGAAGCACCTCGCCCGAGTTCGCAACGAAGGGATCAGTGAGTTGCAGATCACGGCCGCGAGCCTTTGTAAGCTCGAAACCGGGCATTACGTCCCTATCGGCCGACACCAAGGGCGGCTGCCAACCGCCGATCTCGCCGACTATCTGCGCCCGATAATCCCAGGGATTGGGCGCCGACATCACGGCCCGCTTGTCGTCGGCCATCTATCACCCCTCAATTCTCAGCGACAGGCCCGGCCCGCGCCGCACACGAGCGCCGGGAGACAGATCGGGGAGACACTGCGCTTGCGGACAATTCGACCGGATCTGCTGATACAGGTCACGAAGTGCCGCCATGTCGGCCGGCTGGTTGTTGCGGTACTGCACCCAATAGTCGCCGTGCCGAATTTCTACACGCTGACCGCCGGACAGCATGCGCTGGTACGCATTCAGGAGACTTTCGGCCTGCTGGAAGCAACTCATTTTGCTGAAGTCCAGGCGCGGCGTCCGTATCTGGCTCATGCGTGGCCCTCCCAGGCCGTCAAATCGCGCCGCTGGGCGGCATTTCTCTTGACCCTGCCACCGATACCAATGACCCACGATTTGCCCGCCACGCACGCGGATAGTGGGCCGCAGCATCATTGCTGCATCATGAGCCGGGTAATGTCCGCGATTGCGTCCGTTGTCGGCGCTCTCATCGCAGCCAATCGCGCCGCGTGATTGATCCCCAGCGAGCGATGCACCGCTTCGGCATAGATGGTCATGTCCCAAAGCTCGTTTCGACGGCCAGGAATTAGCCTCCACTCGCGGGTGCTGAAGCCGCGCTTGTTGATGACCAGCGCGACTTTCTCGGCAAAGAGCTGTTCGATCCGCTCAAGCGTAAATTCATCCCGATTTGCGACGTAGATGAAATTCTCGTTCGGATCGGTACTCGATAGACGGGCGGCGATCTCCGTCTTGAGGCCGTCGACACCGACGTGATGGAGTTTCGCGCCCCCCAGCAACGCATGGCGCGTCTTCGCGACATCCCACGCGATCTGCCCAGGGCCCGGCTGTCCTTTTATGGCGTACCAGGGGCGGCCGATGCGATGCGCCTTTGCAGCGAAGTCGTAGACACGCTGCGTGAGATAGCCACTATCGATCGCAACGCCCTCGACGGGCCGCGTCAGCGTTGGCATCCCCTCATGCGCCCAGCGGCGCAGCAACAGCTCTTCCAGACGGCTCCATACCATGTCGGCCGACGGATCGCCCTCGATGTTCATGTGCTGAAGCAGCCAGACCTTCTTGCCGGGACCAAACGCACAGAACAAGACCTCCAGGCGATCGCGCTGCACGTCCACGCCAGCCGTCACCACGCACGCCCCCTTCGGGATCATGCCCGGCTTAATGGTCACACGCGAATTGAAGACGGCTTCCGGCGTCGTGCGGATGTTCTCCGCCGGGTCGTACGTCTCTCCGAGCACCGTGTTTGTGAAGCGCTCGAGCTTGTCGTCGTCGTGCCGCGATTTCTCGTAGTCGGCGACAATCTTCTCCATGGATGACCACGGCGAATAGATGCGCCAGATGCGGAAGCCGACAATATCGCGCACCTCCGGACGCTCGGCGATCCAGCGCGCCTCGGGCGACCGGATCGCGATCTTCAGCATCGCGTCGCTATTGAAGGTACCACAGCCTTCACACAGGTATTCGGCGGTCCAGGGCTCGCCCTCACGCCACTTTACCTGCCTCCACACGAGCTTGTGCATCTCGCCGCAGCACGGCATCGGGATGTAGAAATAGCGCTGATCGCTGCGGTCGAAGTACCACTCGACCTTCGAGTGCCCCTTGTGTGTCGGTGTGCTCGACACGATCATTCGAGCATTGGCGTAAGTCTCGGTGCGGTTCGCAGCAAGGCCAATCGGGTCGCCCTCCTTGCCCGCGCGAACAGGCCAGCCGTCGATCTCGTCGCCGAGAAAGATGCGCACCGACTGCATGCGAAGCGCCGCGGGATCTGACGCGCCGGCGATATTCAGGAAACCACCCGGAAACTCTTTCCGGTACAGCGTCCCCTTCCCCGCGCGGGTGCCATTCCAACCGGTGCGCTCGGCGAGAATGGGGGACGCTTCAATGAAAGGGCCGATCTTGGCCTTGCTGAAGCCATCCGCAATCGACGTCGGTACGACGAAGATCATCGCGCACGGATCGTGCTCAATGTGATAGCCGACAATATTGAGCATGCACTGCGTCTTCGAGATCTGCGCGCTCGTCATGTAGACGATCACTCGCGCATCCGCCTCGTGCACAGCATTCATCATGCCGCGAGCGTACGGGGTTCGCGTCACACGATACGGGCCGGGCTCAGCGACCTCGGGCGGCAGAATAACGTTCGCCTCGGCCCATTCGGTCACCGTCAGGTCGGGCGGAAGTTGCAGCCCCGCGATGAAGCCTTTTACGACGTCGCTCATTGCTCCCCCGAGAATGAGACGGGGCGGCAGAAACGGGCTGCCGCCCCGTTATGCGCTCAAGTCCTCACGTGCGAATTGCCGGACGAGCTGCATTCAGAATGGTTGCCGGGGCATCTCGCTCCCCGGTCATGGCCAGAGCCGGCGCAGCAACTGGCGGCGTCCATTTTGAGTGACCCCGTATGGTTCCCTACGTCTCAGCGTTCGCCTCGGCGTCCTGATCCGAGGCTACTGACTGGCGTCCCCATTGGGTGCTGGAGGGCTTGCGGACCGTGCCAGAGGGCTCCGTCTTCTCGCTGCTGAACCGCGGAATGCAGCGATTTGCCTATCGGATTGGCAACTCGTCCCTAGCGAGAGAGAATTGGGCGAATTTCACCCAATTTATTCCCCGCGCGGGACCGGGACGCCGGCACTGACTGCCGCCCGATCCGCTCTCTCGCTAGGTATTGGTGCTCGGTTGAGGACTGATCCGCGGTTCCAAGATGGCTATGGGCGAACCCGCCTGTCATGGAGTATCGCGCCTCGCGCCGGGCTCGCTGGATTGATAGGGCGGCATGACGTATGGCCTGTTCGCCGCCCCTGTCAGCGCACGCCTGCGCCGACTATCTGCGCCACTGGTTCTGCCGATTAGGGAAGTCGATCCGCGTCCATCGCGAGTTGCATATCGCGCACTCGCAATCGTTGATGCGAATGCCTTCACGCGATCGCGACAGCACGATCTTGTACGGGTGGACGCTGTTGCACGATGGGCAGGTTCCGGGCTCGCTCAGATCGAGATTGTCCCGAAACGATGGGCGCTCCTGCACCCGCGCTGGTCGGTGCATCAGAAGCGAACCCGAATGCCGCTCTGCACGACGTCGACATCTTCGATGTTGCGATAGGTCAGGAAGACGTCGGTTGCCGCCCAATTGAAGGCCTGCACACCGCCAACACCCCAGCCATCGCCATCAATGCCGGCATCCAGCTTGCCGAACTCGGTGAATAGCGTGCTTGCGCCGATGCCCAGCCAATTGCGCTCGACGCCCACCTTGCCGCCATACGCCCTGCCATCGCCGATGAATGCGTAATCACCATCGGCATAGAAGGCATTGGCGAACAGTCCCGACGTCATGTGCATCACCGATGCGGAGCCGGAGAACCGATTACCAAAGACGTATTCAGCGTAACCGATACCCGCCGCGATCCGAAAGCCGCCATGCTCGGCTGCATAACGAAGCGCCGCATCCCACGTGTCATCGCTGCTCCAGCTCGCCGACGCCGTGAAGCCGAAGACGTTGCCCGTCTCGTACTTCACAACATTGCGACGGTCGCCGTCGATCAGACCGAGAAAGATGATAGATGGCGTCGACGCTATGGTGCTGTTCGACGTATCGAGATCCGTGATCGCGTCCGTAGCCTGCGACGTCTGCCCGATCGACACCTTGCCGAACTTGCCTTCGATGAAGGCAAAGCTGTGCCGGATGTAGAGATCGTCATCAACCCCGACCTCCATCGTATAGCCGACGATCAGACCATCCATGGCGCGGGCGCGGCCGGTGAAGGCGAAGCGGGACGGAGACATTGCGTTATCGCCAATGATGGCATCCTGTCCATCGACCCAAAGGATCGACTTGGACACCTGTCCCGTTACCTCGAGGGTCACTTTCGTGTTGCCCTTCCGAGCGACAGTCGCTTCCAGTTCGGCAACCCGGCTCTCGAGATCCGAACAACACGTACCCCCGAGGTCAGCGGCGAACGCCCCGCTGGCGAACAAAGCAACCCCAAGCGCCGCCCACAAGGCGATCGCAATGGCAATGCGTTTCATGACGTACCCTTCGCTAAGCGGCCTTGTCTGTCGCCGCGATCCTTTCCAGGGCCTTGGTGAGATCCGATACGATCTTCTTGGTCTCACGATCGAAGATGGCTTCGGCCGCCGCATAGAACTCTCGATCCGAGAGCCCTTTCATCGCGGCAATCTCCCCCGATAGCCGCGCCGGCCATGTCCGCAACGTCTGCTGTACTGTGCGGCCCACCTCGAACAACGCGCCCTTCACCTCTGCCCGCGAGATCAGTTCGCCGGTCAGTTTTCTGAATTCGAGATCCTTGATCCGAGTAGACAGCACTTCTCGGGCCAGACGTGCCTTCACCATTGGGTGCTGCACGTCCTGCTGATCCGATCGCTGCCCGCCCAAAGCACGAGCCTCGGCTTCTTTGGCAACGATGTTTGGGTTCATCGCTGCCCTAACCGCATCCGCAGAGGCCAGATCGATCATCCCGCTCTTGTCGGGCTTGAGCTTTCCGTCTCGGACAAGCTTATCGACGGCCTGTCGCTTGACGCCCCAACGCTCAGCCAGATCTTTGCGAGAAACGCGAGTAGCCATGTCGCCTCAAATTGCGTAAGGCGCAAATATACGAGCCGCGCCGCGGTGCCAAGCCGCAGCGCGTTGCACGATTGCGACGATGTGGATAACCGGTTACGCCGCCCGGCGCCGTTTCGCCTCGATCTGGCGTCGCGTCATCCATGCGCGCCGATACTCGACGTCGGCAAAAAGCCTCGAAAAGCCCGTGATGTGCTTCAGGCGAAGCACTTCTTCGGGCTCCATTCCCAGCTCGTTGCAGATGTCCGCATCGCTCCAGCCCTTCTCCAGCATCTCGAACACCATGTTCGCCATGCCGGCGACCGAATGCTTCCCGCGGGCGCGGTTATGGCGCACTGTGGAGGCCATTCGATCGTTGATCGCCTTGTCGATGACGACGATCGGCACTCGCCCCTGGTTACGGGCGAGAATGTCCGGGTTCGTCTGCGCCGTGAAGTACCGATGAAAGCCATCGACGATGACGAACTTCGATCGTTCTTCATCCCAAATCGTGACGATCGGCTGCGTATAGCCGTCCATCTTCACCGAATGGTACAGCAATCCGAGCTCGCGCTTGGCATGCGAGTTCGGATTATAGTCGTTTGGCTCCACCTGCTCGATGGGCACCCATCGCACCCGGTCAACAGGCTGTTCCTTCAGTGGCGAGACGTCATGCAGAACGCCGCGTATGATTTCGAGCGCGTCAACCGCCAACGCTGGCTCAATGCCATCGAACATCGCCCGAATATCGGCGCTCAGCCTCTCAATATCAGGCGCTGGCGCCTTTTTGAGCTTGTTTCCTGCCACGTACCGCCCCCGGTTGATAGTCCGCCGGCCCGAAGTTCATGTAGGAGTTCGCAAGCTTCGAGCCGTGATAGTCGTTGACGAGAAGACACTGAATGTGGATGCGATGCAGTTTGTCGTGCACGCGCTCCACGAAACGAGCGTCATCCTTCGCGAAAACCCTTCTGAAATAGGGCCGATGAGCCTCAGGCGCGAGATTTTCGACCAGATGATCGCGATACTCGCGCCATCCCGAGAACATGAAGGGCACCTTGTCAGGAATGAAGAAGTCCCACATCATGTGCTTCGCCGTGCTCACGCCTTGAAGGCGCTGCGCCAGCCGCTCCCAGGTCTCCCCCTCGATCTCCTGAAGCGCGAACAGGTGCATGACGGCCGTCTCGTGATGCAGGTTCGACACCCGCATATCTCGGATCGCGTAACCATGCTGGTACATGGCGTCGTAGATCCGGCAATAAGGCCAGGAGTGCTCATGAATGGCCTTCCAGACGTCACTGGTTGACCAATCGTAGAGCGGATACATCGTGTAATGCCCGCGCTTGCCGTCCCGCACAGCGCCCCACGTAGCCCCTTTGTACGTCTCTGACGACGTGAGAGCTCGCCCGCGCACCGGGCTCTCGTCGGCGCGCACCCCACCGATCAAACAGACCTTCTCATTAGGCCACGTGTGCCGCATGAAGGCCGTGAACATCTCGGCAAA